CTCCTGATCTTAAATTCTACGATGCCAGCACCGCAGGTGCTGCAACTGCAACCACCGTTACCGGCCTGACCAACGCAATTTGGGAATACATCAACATCACGACGACCGGCGGCACTTATTTGTATGCGGTGAATGGCGTGGACAAGCCGCGGTTGTACGATGGCACAACATGGACCGCCATTGATGCTGCTTCAACGCCAGCTATTACCGGCGTAACGACAACAACGTTATCAAATGTGACGCTGTTTAAGAATCGCCTCTGGTTTATTCAGAAAGACACGCTCAAGGCGTGGTACCTGCCGACCAGCGCAGTCGGCGGCGCCGCGCAGGTTTTGGATCTGTCAGCTATTGCCAAATTTGGCGGGCATCTTGTGGATCTGGATACCTGGACTATCGACGCAGGCTATGGCGTTGACGACAACCTTGTTTTCGTCACCAGCAACGGCGAGGTGATTGTTTATCGAGGCACCGATCCTGCCAGTGATGCTACCTGGGCGCTCACCGGAGTTTGGAAGCTAGGATCGCCAATCGGCAACCGAGCCATGCTGAAGTGGGGCGGCGACCTGCTGATCTTAACTTATGACGGTCTGATGCCGATGGCTCAGAGCTTGCAATCATCCAGGCTTGATCCTCGCGTGGCGTTGTCAAACAAGATTCAAGGCGCCATTACGCAGGCCACAACGAACTACGGTGGCACGCACGCCGCAGTTGGGTGGCAGGTCTACTACAACGCTCGTCGCAATGCTGTGTGGATCAATGTGCCAATCGCAGAAGGCCAGCAAGAACAATACGTGATGAACACAATTACGACGAGTTGGTCACAGTTTCAAGGCTGGCCAGCAAATTGTTGGGAAACCTACAACGATAATCCTTATTACGGCGGCAATGGCGTTGTGGTCAGGGCGTGGGATGACACCTATGTCGATAACACATCCAATATTGCAACAAATGTTTTCCAAGCATTTAACTATTTCGACAGCCGCGGCGTAAAAAAGTATTTCACCAGGGCGCGGCCAAGTATTTTCACAAACGGATCACCGGCTATTTTTGTTGGCATCAACGTAGATTTTAACGTTGATGACACAACCGCGCCTATTTCGGCATCTGCATCTGCTGTTGGATTATGGGATGCAGGAACGTGGGATTCTGCATTGTGGGGATCTGGTTTGCAGATTACGAACAACTGGCAAGGTGTTACCGGGCTTGGTTACTGCGGATCTATCCAGCTTAAAAGCGCATCCAGCGGGCTGCAAATTGAGTGGGCATCTACTGACGTTGTTTATCAGGCAGGATGGGCAGGGATATAGTATCGGGGCCGGATGTCGGCCATTGGGTAGCAAAACGTGTTGATTATGGCTTTTTAGAAACCAGAGCCAACGCGATAGGATTAAAACGAAATGATGAGTTTATTGCAGGAGTCATTTACGAGAATTGGAATCATCAAAGCATATGGTGCCATTTCGCTATTGAAGGCCAACTGACACCTGCTTTTTTAGCGGCGATATTTGATTACCCGTATAACATTTGTCAGGTTGAAAAGATTATTTGCCCGGTTGGAAGCGATAACGAACAAAGCATTAAGGTAGTGAAGAAAATGGGATTTACCGAGGAAGGCAGAATCAAAGAAGGGCGACCACACGGCGACATTGTGTTTTACACGTTGCGCCGCGATGACTGCCGGTTTTTAAATACACGATACAGCAAAAGGATAGCAAATCATGGGTAAATCTTCACCTTCGCCACCTCCTGCACCGGACTACGCGGGCGCAGCTACAGCGCAAGGCGCAGCTAACGTTGCTACCGCAACAGCGCAAGGTTTTATGAATAACCCAAACGTGTACGGGCCGCTTGGGAATCAAACGGTTACGTGGAATCCTGTCGGCGAATATCAGCAGCCGACTATCACGCAATCTTTAACGCCAAGTGCGCAAGCAGCATTAACATCACAACAGCAAGTGCAGCAGCAACTTGCTAATTTGGGATCGCAAGGATTGACGCAAGCATCAAGCATTTTGAGTCAACCTTTCCACTATTCTGGGCCGGGCGTGCAAACATCATTGTCACAATCCCAACCTAGACCTTACAACGGGCCGGGAATAGAACCTAGACCGTATTTCGGGCCAGGGTATGGAATGAGTGAAGCGCAAGCACAGGGACCAAGCGGCGCACCTGGCGTCCCTAGTGCTGGTCAATATGGGCTTGCTGGCAGCAATATAAATGCTGGTCAAATATTGCAGGCGCCAGAACTTAGCAATTACGGAATGGCAGGCGCAAACGTCAGCGCGCAGGGCGTAAACACTGGGCCGCAAAGCGGTCAATACGGGATGGCAGGCGCTGGCCCGCAAGCTGGGCAATATGGCTTTGCGGGCGGGCTAAACACTAGCAACGTAGCGGCAATGCCTGTGAACGCAGGCATGACCGGCCAGCAAGCGATTATGAACCGCCTGGCGCCACAGCTTGAGCGCTCAGACAGGGCGACGCAACAGCGGTTGGCAAATCAAGGTTTAGTGCCGGGTGGCGAAGCATTTGAGAACGCTATGATTTCCCAAAACCAGCAAAAGAACGACTTGTTGACGCAGGCTGCGTTGCAAGGTATCGGGCTGGATACTGCCGCAAACGCGCAAGGATTTAATCAAGCATTGCAAGCAGGGCAATACGGCAATCAAGCAATAGCGCAAAATTTTGGCCAAGGTCAAGCTGCAAACGCCGCTGGGAATCAAGCGGTGGGGCAGAATTTTGGTCAAGGATTGGCCGCACAGCAAGCGCAGAATGCCGCTTCTCAACAGCTTTACAATCAATATATGGGTGTGCAGGGATTGCAGAATCAAGCTGTAAATCAGAATCAACAGGCCGCACTTGCTCAACAGCAAGCGCAGCTCATGGCACAACAACAAGGGTTTGGTCAGCAGGTCACGCAACAAAATCTTGGCAATCAAGCAATCGGCCAGAATTTTGGTCAAGGTGTTACCGCGCAGCAATTGCAAAATGCTATGCAGAATCAACAATATAATCAAGGTTTGCAATCCGCGCAATTCGGCAATACCGCGCAACAGCAAGATTTGCAGCAACAGCTTTTGTTGCAGAACCAGCCGCTAAACCAAATCCTCGGCTTAATGAGTGGTTCGCAGATCCAGATGCCACAGTTTCAAGGTTATTCTGGCTCGAACGTGGCGCCGCCTCCCATATTCGCAGGCGCGCAAGCAGCAGGGCAGAGTGCGATGGATCAATACGGTATACAGTCGGCTAACGTCAACGCGCAGAATGCAGGGCTGTATAATTTGGCTGGCAGCGCAGGCATGGCGTTTGCTTTTTAATGCTTGGGTTAGCTTTTTCAGGCGGCAAAGATTCATTAGCTTGCTGGTATTTATCCAAGCATCTGAATCCTGTCGTTTTGTGGGTTAATACCGGAAAAGGCTATCCGGAAACTTTGGAAATCGTAAACGAGATCAGAAGCCAAGCATTAAATTTTGTGGAAATTAAGTCTGACCAGCAAAAGCAAATCGACGAATGGGGTTTGCCGTCCGACATTGTGCCGATCAATTTTACAAATTTAGGCATGACATTAACAGGTAATAAACAGACAAAGGTTCAGAGTTATTTAGGGTGTTGTTTTGAAAATATAACAAATCCTATAATGCAAAAATGCAAAGAAATCGGCATCACTGAATTGATCAGAGGGCAACGACTAGACGAGGGCCATAAATCGACTGCGGTTGATGGGTCGGTAGTTGATGGGATCAAGTTTCTGCAACCGATAGAAACATGGTCAAAACAACAAGTTTTTGATTATTTGTTGAAACAGCGCGGCAGTTTGCCGGAGCATTACTCAATAGATCATTCAAGCCTTGATTGCTATGATTGCACAGCGTTTTTAGAACATTCTGCGGATCGAATTGAATGGACAAAACATCGTCATCCTGATCTTTATGAGATATATTCAAAAAGAATGGACGCACTAAAAATGACTTTAAAACCCAGTTTAAAAGCAATGGGGATGACATGAACTCAACCTACAACTTCAATCCAGACGACAAGCGGATGCAGCTCGCCGCTATGCTGCAAGACCCGACGCAGCCTTACAAAAGGTATAGCGGGCCTATGGGCGCGCCTAAATCAGGCGGCGGCGGCATGGGATCTTTCAACGACATGATGATGAAGCGGATTATGCAGACGCAGCCCGGCGCGCCGGTTGTTGAGAAATCAACACAATACGACCCGAATTCACAGAACTTCACACCGTCTTATTAAAGGCTCAAAATGGCCGTAATCAACCCAACTCACGCTTTTAACCTGCCGGGCCCATACCAGGCAGAGCTGTC